TGTTTTTGCTAATGCAAGTTTGGGAACGTCTGCACGAACGGGCTCAACTGACACCGGTCGATCTAGTTCGGCGTTGGGTGTATCTACTATTGCAACCACGGCTACTTTGCCGCTTAAAATCATGGGTATTGTTGATGACGATGCTAACAGTGATTTTACTGCTGCAGGTATTCCATTGATTGTAAGAATAAATGCACACTACAACTCACCGAACGCACGATTCGACTCTCAAACCACTGCCACAACAACCGGCATATAAGTTAGGAGGTAATCATGGCTATTACTCGCGCACAATTGGCGAAGGAGCTTGAACCCGGCTTAAATGCTTTGTTCGGGCTGGAATATGATCGTTATGACAACGAGAGTGCTGAGATTTTCGAAGAGGAATCTTCTGATCGAGCATTTGAAGAAGAAGTCATGCTTTCAGGGTTTGGTACTGCTCCAGTAAAAGCAGAAGGTAACGCAATTTCTTTTGATGACGCGCAGGAAACATATACTGCTCGATACACTCACGAGACGATTGCTCTTGCTTTCTCGATTACTGAAGAAGCTATCGAAGATAATTTGTATGACCGTCTTGCTTCTAGGTATACTCGTGCTCTTGCGCGTTCGATGTCCCAGACCAAGCAAGTACGTGCTGCAACTGTGTTGAACAACGCCTTTACGGCGGGTGCTTCTGCCATCGGAGATGGTGTTGCGCTTTGTTCTTCCTCTCACCCTTCTTTATCAGGTAACCAACGCAATCTACTCAGCACTGCTGCGGATCTCAACGAGACTTCGCTTGAGCAGATGTTGATTGACATTGCTGGTCTTACTGACGAAAGAGGACTAAAAATTGCGGTTCGAGGAATGAAATTAATTATTCCTAAAGAGCTTCAATTCATTGCAGAAAGAGTATTGAACTCTAATCTGCGACCCGGAACGGCGGATAATGATATTAACGCCA